CAGGGGGATGAGGCAGAACTAAACGAGATAACTGCAAAGGAATTGATTAAGCTAGAAATAGCTATTGAGGTAAATGACAAGCCGAAAGATACAGATATTAAGCCTGTCATTGAAAATACAAGTAGCAACAAACCAAAAAAAGCTATTAAGAGATGAAACCTTGGAGAGTAACCGTTGACCAGACTAATGAATTATGGACTTTAAACGAAGTCAAAAACTATTTAAAAGTTGATGATTCAGCGGATGACTCTTTGATAACTACTATTATAAAAGGAGCTAGGGAAGCGGTTGAGGCTAGGCAAAATATAAGTACTTTAAATAAAACGATTGTACAAAGATTAGAAAGATTCCCATCTTCTTACAAAGTTGCTACGGACTACGAAAATGTTATTAAACTTTTAGTTTATCCGGTCATTAGTGTTACATCTATCACCTATTTAGATGAAAATGGAAATACGCAAACATTACCACAAAATTTATATGAAGTTGATACCTATAAAGGTATTATTGGTGAAGCTGTAGATCAAGATTTTCCAGATACCTATCTTTCATTAAATGATGTTACCATTACTTATGTAGCTGGATTTGGTACGGCTGCCACAAGTTGCCCTACAGATATTAGAATAGCTATTTTAAAAATCATAGCTAGCATTTACGAGAATAGAACCGATAGCGTTTATAAAATGCCTACGGCTTCCGATGTTATGTTAAATCGACATAAATATGACTGGGTATAATAAGAATGAAGTTATCGGAAAAATGAGGGATAGAATTATTCTTCAAAATGTGACAAGGTCAAAATCATTAACTGGTTTTGCTACCGAAACTTGGACTAATGCTGCTACTATTTGGGCTTATGTAGATAGTAAATTATCTCGTTCAAACGAAACGGTGATTGAAGGAAAAAACACTGCTAAAAATGTAATCGAATTTACTATCAGGTATAATTCAAGTATAACAGAGGAAAGTAGGGTAGTATTTAACAGTAAAGTATATCAAGTAAAAAACTTAGCGATAAGTCACGACAAAAGATTTATGGACTTTACAGGATTTTATTTTGATAGCTACGCAAATGTTTAATTATGTTTATATCACAGTCAAAGTTAAATAGGCTAATAAAACTTCAAGGCAAGACTAATAAAAAAGGTCAGCCATTGGCTATTTCTAATTTTGCAGAATCTGTCATTGAACTTGATAACATTATGCAGCAAATTACGATTAAAAAAAGAAAGGAAATAGCAAAAGCCGCAGAACCAATAGCTTTAGAAGCTTATCGAAATTTAGTACCTAAATCAAAAGAAGCTCATAAATTTTATACGAGTGGCAAAGGAATGAAGTATAATATTATTCCTGGGAATTTACGTCGTTCTATAAAAATTATATCTGATGAAAAAAATCTTTTAAAATCTACTTCAGCTATTGGGCCTCTATATAAAGATGCTGGCAAAGGTGCCACATTAAATAGTGATTCAAAAACTGATGGCTTCTATGCTCACATGATTTACGGAAATACTAGAGCATGGGTTTTAAAAGTTAAGAACAAAGCTGAAAGGGCTAGTCAAATGGCGGTTATTCAAAAAATGTCACAGGAGGCGTTAAGGGTTGCAAAGGAATACCCTCGTAAATTTTGGGAATTATGATAGGCAAATTAATATACGGAAGATTATCGACGGCAACAAATATAACTGCCATTGTTGGAACAAATATCTATCCAGATATTACGCCTCAAAATGTCGATTATCCTTTTGTTGTTTACACTGCCACAAATAGCACTCCCGTAGATTACAAAGATGGACAGAGCAATTTAGAAGAAATTAATTTGCAAATTGACGTTTATACCCAAAATTACGACACTACTCAAAACCTAGCTAATTTAATTAGAAATAGATTGGATAGATTTGTTGGTACTGTGGAGGGTGTAGAGGTTCAAACTATAAAATACGTTAGTAGTAATAGTCAAGTATATAACGCTGAATTATCGGTATATTGGCTAAGTATTGACTTCATGATAAAAATGAAAAGATGAAATTAAGACTTTTAAAAGAATGGAATGGAAAGGCACCGGGTAAAGTGGGCGTTTTTCTTTCTGAATATGGCGAACAAATGATTAAGGATGGAATTGCAGAACTACTTGATGAAGATTTTGTAGTAGAGGATATGCCAAAAAAAGAGGAATCAAAACCCGATCCTGTTTACATTCCTATTCCCGTAGCTGCTGAATATTTCTACGGAGAATTAAAAGAAGAAGAAGAAAATATTACTAAACAAAAAAATAAATAAACATGGCAACTACTGGGATAATTAATGGTACGTTGATGCGCTTATACAAAGATAGCACTGCTATCGGTTATGCCACATCGTGCCAAATGAATGTTTCATCTGCTATGCGCGAAATTCTTACAAAAGATAGCGCAGTTGGTGGATGGAGAGAAGTAAAGAAAGGACAATTATCTGGCACGCTTTCTACTGAGGCGTTATACGCGGGCCCGGGAGATGCTTCTACTAATTACCTTTTTGATGATTTATTTGCCGATTTAATTGCAGGTACAGAACTTACTATTAAATTCACAACCGACGTTGTAGGTGATAATGTGTACACTATGAAAGCTATTTGTACATCATTAGACCTTAACGCAGGCGTGGAGGAAAATACAAGTTATTCAGCATCTTTTGAGGTGACAGGTGCAATTACAAAGACAGTTAAAGCATAATAAAAATTACCTAACATGAAAACAATCACAATTGCCAACACGACTATTCCGATTAAATTTGGAATGTTCGTGTTAGGTACATTTCTAAGGGAGAGGAAACTTAAATTAAGTGACCTTTCCCTTTTAGGAGAAGATCTTCTTTTGGCTTTAGAATTAGCTTTTACCGGTGTAGAATACGGCTATAAAGCTAAGGGAGAAAAATGTCCGTATAATTTACAATCATTTTGCGACTTGGTAGATACGGATATGGGAGGTATAACTCGCATAATGGAAATGATTTCAAATGAGATTTCACCGCCAGAAGATGACGACCAAAAAAAAGTGGTGGCGAAGGAGGAGAGCTTACCCTCGAACACGTCGAAAGGGTTTGTTTCGGAGTTTTAAGATTTCCGCCTTCGCAATATTATGACATGAGTTTTCGGGAGGTAATTATAGCCATGCAAGGTTATAATAGGCATTTTCAAGAAAAAGAACAAACACAATGGGAACGAATAAGATGGCAAACTACGCATTTACTAAACGTTCACACGGCAAAGGGTCATACTATTAAACCTAAAGATTTGATTGAATTTGCGTGGGAGAATCCGACAAAAAAAGAAACTAAAAGAAATTTGACAAATAATGACAAAACAATATTTGACAAATGGGATAAAGAACTATAAATGGCAATAGGTAAACTACTTTTAAAACTTGGCATTGATACTACTAATCTTGACAAAGAGTTAGGAAAGGTAGAGAAGTCTATGAGTAAGTTTGGGCAAAATATGTCTAATCTTGGCTCTACTTTAACACAGTCATTGACTTTACCTATTATCGGTGTTGGTGCGGCTGCTCTTAAATCCTTTGCCGACATGGAAAAGTTGGAAAATGGATTAATAGCCATTATGGGAAGTAGTGAGGGAGCGGCCGTAGAATTAGAGAAACTCCGCAAAGTTGCAGAAAATCCGGGCCTTGCACTTCCTGAAGTTGTTAAGGCATCAGCTTCTTTACAAAGTGTAGGAATGAATGCCGACGCAGCTCGCGAAACTATCACACAATTTGGTAATGCCGTAGCAAGGGCAGGAGGTGGAGCGGAACAATTCGATGGAGTAGTATTAGCACTGTCACAGATAAGCGCAGTTGGCAAAGTTACCCAGGAAGATCTTAATCAGATTAAAGAAAGGCTGCCAGAATTTGCGCGTGTAATGAAAGAAGAATTTGGCGTAGTGACGGCCGAAGGAATTAGAGAACTAGGAATAAGCAGCGAAGAATTTATAAAAAGATCGGTTGGTGCTTTAGGTAATTTGGAAAGAGCAAATGGTGGTTTAGCTAATACATTTGATAATTTAAAAGATAATGTTAGTGCATCATTAGCAGAGTTAGGTAAAGCAATAAATGAAACATTAAACTTAGAAGCAGTTGCCGCAGCATTAAGTACAGGATTACAAAGGTTAGTAGATGGATTTAAGTCACTTAATCCGGAGACGCAAGGCTTTATTGTTAAGGCTGGTTTATTAGTTGCGGCTTTAGGGCCTGCAATATTTATAGTAGGAAAATTAATAAGTACTTTTGGAGCATTAATAGGTACTACAAGATTAATAATGACAACAGTCAAAAATTTATCTACAGTTATATCCGGTGCCTTTGCTAAAATACTTGCTAATCCTGCTATTCTTGGTGTTACTTTAGCTATTGCGGCTGTTGGTGCTATTGCCTTATACGTTTATGATAATTGGAAAGCATTTAGTGATAGATTTACAAACATTTGGATAAACATAAAAAACAGTGCTAACAAAGGAGTAGCTGATTTTATGATGGCTATTGATAAGCTTCAAAAAGCAATGGGCTATCAATTATTTGATGTTAGTGGCATGACAAAATATCAGGAAGAACAAAAAGTAGTTGCAGCGGAATTTAAAACAATAGGCGAAACAGTTGATAGTCTTAAAGGCAAATTTAAAAGCTTATTTATGGCTACGCCTATTCCTAAAACAGGTAATGGAGGAGGTGATACAAATACAGGTGACTTAATATTTGGTGATGGTGGCGCACCGACAGGCGGAGGAACGGGAGGAGGTGTCACAGGTGGAGGAGTAAAATCACAGCCTGTAAATGAATTAATGCCAACAACAAATTTATTACCCACTATAGGTAAATTACCAGACCAATTAAGAAGCGTAACAGCTGAAACGCAAAGAGCAAAAGAAGAAACAGATGCTTTTGCAGTTGCTCAAACAGCCGCAGGAAAAGCAATACAAGTCACTGATGATAACATAACTAGATTAAAAAAAGGAATAGAGGATTTAAATACAGGTTTTAAAAATATCATTGAAGGTACATTAACTGATTTATCGGTAGCATTGGGCGAACAATTAGGTAATGCTTTATCTGGTGCAGGATTTAATATAAAGTCTTTTTTATTGCCAGTAGCAGAAGCGGTTATTAGTTTTGGTAAATTAGCCATACAAGTAGGTATAGCCGCTTTAGGTATTAAGACTGCTTTAAAGTCTTTAAATCCTGCTATTGCTATTGCTGGAGGTATAGCCCTAGTAGCTTTAGGAACATTGGTAAAAAATAGTTTAGCCGCTCCAAAGTTAGCTGAAGGAGGTTTAGCTTTTGGGCCCACAATGGCAACGGTTGGAGATAATCGAAATGCACGAGTTGATCCAGAAGTTATTGCACCTTTATCAAAGTTAAAATCAATGATGGGAGATATGGGAATAGGTGGCACATTGGAGACAAGGATAAGCGGAAATGATTTGATTATATTACTTAACAGGTCACAGAAAGGTCTTAACAGAGTACAGTAATGGCAGCAAGGTTTCAAACGACAGTATATAATGAGAAAGGCAGGAAAATAGTAATTGCTATTAAAGACAAGGTCTTTTCCGGTATGACTTATGATTTTGATACTATTGGTTTGCAGCTTCAGTACGACAGTGAAAGTCAGCAAGGACAAGAAAGATTTACGCCTATTATTGGCTCGCGTTGTTCATTGTCTTTACTTATAAATAATAGTGATCTTGAAACATTGCTTCTTGATATTGGTTTGGCAGTGGAGGGAAGGTTTACAATGGAGCTCACAGCCTACGAAGATGATAACACAACTGTATCATTTAAATGGTATGGCTACATAGTCACAGATTTAGTAGAGTTTGAAGACATACCATTGTCCATAGGTTACCAGGCTCAAATATCTGCAATAGATGGATTAGGATGGCTAAAGACATTGGATTATAAAAGCGCGGTTGGGCCCTACAATGGGCAAGACACAGTTGTACAACATATTTTAAATTGCCTTAATCAATTAGATTTTGTTCAAGAGAACCTAGTGGCAAATAGTTTGCCGGTATTACACACTATTTTTAATTGGCATGAGAACACAATAGCCTACAATGCTGCCTCTGATTATTCTTTATTGACAGTTATTCAGCATCGGGCATTTTACCACAAAGACACAAAAAGCAATTATGTTTACCAAAGTTGCTACGAAGTTCTAAAAAAGATTTGCCAAACGTTTGGAGCAAGATTAATATTTAGTGGGAATCAATATTGGTTTATTCAAGTAAATGAATATTCGAGAACTCCAACTACTAAAAGATACTTTAAATACAATGCTTTTGGCATTCAGCAATCAGGTACATTTACTGCAGATTTAACGCTATCCAATATTCAAACCAATCTACCGGGAAGTGACTTAATGAGATTGAGCGGAGGTAAATGGACTTATTACCCTGCTTTAAAAAACGTGGTAATACGTTACAATCATTTTGCTAAACAAAATTTATTAGCAGGTGTAGAATATAACTACGCAACTAATACTACTCCGGTAATTACAACCACTCCCACATTAGATGCTTCTAATCCTGATGCTCGTTTATCTTACACCGGTATACTTGGATTCTATGCACAGGCTTTAAATCCTGTAAACTTTGAGCCTTTCCAATTTGTATTTGCCGTTAAGGTAGCATCTATAATCAATAGCTTTCCTTTACAAGGTTTTGAAAGTGCTAATTGGACATTAGGCAGCGGATGGTTAATTGATAATAAAATACTCGAAGGTACTTTAATAGCTACGGAAGCATTTTATACTACATTTACAGTTACATCCGGAAGAAAATATTATGTCAAAATAAAAGTTGATATAGAAAACAGTGGTAGCCTTAGATTACGTTTAGGAGGAGTAACAAAAACAATTACAGAAAGTGGTGATTACGAGTATGTAATTTTATCAACTAATACGGATACTTTAAAATTAGATAGTGTATCATCACCAAAGTTTACCGGTAAAATAAAGTCATTACAGGTAAAGCAAGAAAACAAATATTTAAAAAGAGGTGTAACCTATACTAATGGATTTAATTTTCAATTAGAGCCTGCAACGTGGGAGAATAGCTTTTACGAATATGAATTTAACACAGAAACAATAACGGCTGATGCTGCTTTTGTTGCTTACAAAACTATTACATTTGATACGTTAGATATTCCTGAAAGTGCGGAGTATGTATGGGAAATGAGATTAAAAGAAATGAGAAACGAAGCAGGAAGTAGTATCATTTCTAACTTTAATGTATCGTATTTACTTAGCAATAACTACCTTGAATTTCTACCAACAGGTGCCGTATCCGGTCAAAGCGATATTCTTGAATACGGCTCTGATAACGACGATAAATCTTCCACAGTTTTTAGCCTTGATACCTACATTGGTGACGGACCCAGTAAGACAACTGATGGAGGATTAAAGGTTCTTGAATCTGGTACGTATGAAAATAGTAGTAGTTGGGATGTAGGCAATGGATCGGGATTCAACAACGTCACACAGTTATTAGTAAATGAAGTTATTCGCGGACAACTCACACCAAAGCTACGCATGGTAGATATGCCATTCCAAAATTTATCAGTTGATAATCCTTATTTGCCTCATAAAGTTATAGAATATTCATCCGGATATTACGTTTTTGAAAGAGGTAGTTTAGATTTAAAAACAGAAATTTGGCAGGGTGATTACTTTAAAATAGAATTAGATGCCTAACTATACTGAAAGAACCGTATTATCCAAACCTCGCGACTTTAATCAAGTGGCAAACAATGCCGGAAGTGGCGGAGTAGTAAATAATAATGTCACTGAAACTATAAACAATGTGACTGTTACAGGTTCAGTCATCGCAATATTTAATCAAGAATTTCTTGATACGACATCCAATATTTTGACATGGACACAGAATAACGGAAAGCTACCCACAACTAATTTAAACGCCTCTATTCATGTGTACCAGAATGGGCAAAAATTAGTAGATAGTCAATATACTATTACATTACCTGCAACTATTACTATAGATTCAAACAGCCATTACGATGGAAGTAATTACATTGTATTTGCTATAAATATAAACTAATGGAAGAAATTAAAGCACCTAAAAAAGAAAGAAAGTTTTTAAAAGCCGTTGGGAATATTGCCAAAGTTTTAGCGAATGAATTAGTAATGGGAATCGCCAGAAAGTTTATCGGCAAAGCTATTGACAAAGTAGGCAACAAACGGCAAGGTCTATCAATCGTTTTAATTATTTTAGCTTCGTCTTTTGCCATTGCCCAATTCCCAAACACAGGAAACAAGCAACGCCTTGGTTTTCAGACGACTGGAGACGGATTGACGTGGCGCGGTTCAATTTCCGACACGGCTTCCATTCAACCGATAAACAACCAAAACGCATGGGTTATTCTTGATACAGTTAATTTAAAATTATACTCATTTGATTTTACCTCCAACGTTTGGAACTTGGTTGGCGGTGCGCCTGGATTAACCATGCCCTTTGATTCTATCACATTTAACACAGCAAAAGATGGCACGGTGGGAGTTGGTGAAGTGGAATATAATGATACACAAGGCTCTTTGATACAAGGCTTAAAAGGTGGTAATGTAACTAATGTTATTGGTCAGCAATTACACCAAAGGGTAAACAATAGAACAGGAGCAATTTTGATGAAAGGAACGGCGGTTTATTTATCTGGAAGTCAGGGAAATAGAATAACAGTTGCCAAAGCCTTGGGCGTTACCGATGCCTTTTCAGCTAATACATTT